GTCACATTTGGCTTCTGTCGTGAACCTCGAACCTCGTCCTTCCTGAATCGATATTCATAATATCTTCTTATTTTGTTTTGTTGTTCCAGATTCTCTGATAATTCATTCTCTCATAGAATACAACTCTTTCTGATATTAATAACAATATCTGTTCTCCATACCGTAAAGAAACTAGGACAGACCTATATCATTTAGCTCCATATCCGATCTTTAAAATGTCTTTAAGAGGAATATTCGATATGGTCGATGCATTTGACCATCAAGAGTTTGATAATTTGTTCGGGGATAGAAAGGTCCCAAGACATACGAAGCGTGCGCCTGAGAAACATCTATCTACTCCGATCACATACGGTTTCTATTATAGATTGCTCAAGGATTTCGAACAGGCATGTTTAGAATCTCCGAAAGCATATGTGTTAGCTAAGACACGTGCAGATTATCACCGTTTTTTTTCAGAATACATGGTGCGTAGGGTGACTACAGATGCAAGATATAGAGCGAAACATTATTCATCGCGTGCACTCGATGTGGTCCTATCTCATGTGTCTATTCCGAACAAACGACTCCCGAGGATGCTCAATCCAGAGTTATATCCCTCCTTATTCCGAATAGATGCTCAAACAGATAGATCTGTCAGTAAGGACGTAGATTCTGCGCTTGAAAACTACAGTCTATTTCAAAACGCTCTAGAAGAATACATTGGATCAGAAGCCGCTTTCGATAAAATATCAGAGTCGCCTCTGAGCATCGCTGGGAAATTATCTCAAGAAACTATTACATGGTTCAGTAGATATAGCTCGTGGTCTAAAGTAGTAGACTGGCATAGAGCATTGACAGTGCAGCCCAAAACAGATCGTGTCGAACGATATCAGGTCTCGCACGATATTAGAATAATTCGCAGAGGGGATATCACACTCATTAGAATGAATAAGACTCGGTATTTTGTGACCTACGAGCAACTACAAATGATACAAGACGTTTGTCAAATGAGAGCTAATATTTATCTATGCTTAGACTTAAACCTACATAACGGGACGTCGAGTCTACGCTCTCTCGTAGGCGAGATTATTAACTGGCAAGAATCTTGCCTCGAAGAATACGGAAACGAAGGATACGAGATAGTCAAGGCTCCTGAAGCGATGTACAAGGCCCAGATGACAAAAATATCGGAAGGAGATGTATTCTATAATACATCGTTCGATAGGACCTTAGAGAAGATTAAAGATAAAGAAAGACGACTTAATCAGGTCTGTCCTATGTCAACTAAACTCGAGGCAATTGTTTCTGCTACCCATAACATAGCTGATTGTGCAGAACTGTTCGGGCTAATAAAGCTTTCAGGACACCCTCTAGTCAACGCAATCGAATCAGCACGATCAGTTAGAGTCGAAGCGATGTCTGATTCAAATCATATTCCGGCCGCATTACGAAGGATGACGAGAAATATCAAGCATATAATCTTGTCTAATTATATCAAGGTCAATCAAGATTGGCCTCCTTTCAAGAAAGCTCCAAACCCTGAATCCTCTCTGGGTAAACTTCACAAGGCAAGAGTCATGGTATTATCATTCGACGATTATAATCTGGAGGATTTGGATTATATGCACTTTGGTCAATTCGAGAAATTCGATTTCTCTAACGATTATCTCCAATTTTTAGACGATAAAGCGATATGTCCAGGAGCATCAGAGCTTCCTAAATTCTGGTTCGGTGGCTCGAAGCAGGAAACTAGAAGGTTGTTGCTGGCTGTCCTTCAAGGTCAAGGTCTTGATATGGAGGAAATTGCACATAAATATGCATCCGGCAACTTCGACCTAGACGATTTAGTCGTCGAGCTTACTCAAAAAGAGCGTGAAATGAAGATAGCTGCACGATGTTTTTGTAAACTTCCTTTGGCTATTCGTTGCTTCTTTACACTTACTGAGTATAATCTCGGAGAAGGTGTGATGAAGAAATATATTCCTCAACAATCCATGACTATGTCAGATGCAGAGACGAAGACGCGATTGTATCAACAAGCCAAAAGAACTGCAGATCCGAACAACAACGGCGTTGTCGTAGAGATAGACTTCTCACGATGGAATCTCAGGTGGCGACACGAAGTCGTGACCCCAGTCTCACGTATCCTAGAAGATATATATGGGTTTCCGGGAGTATTCTCCCAGGCTCATAACTTCTTTAGCCGTTCTACTATTGTAATGACAGAGCCGGACATGGTCCCAGAAGGCGCAAATGAGAAAGTCCCTATTCACTTATGGCCCGAATCAGACCTTTTATGGCGGAACCATCAAGGTGGATTCGAGGGAATTCAACAGAAACTGTGGACAATATGCACTGTGGGAATGGTTCATAGTGCATTAATGGATTCAAACTGCAGATTTCTCTTGACAGGTCAAGGTGATAATCAAGTACTTACCCTTACCTTTCCAAAGGGAGCCGATGTCAAAAATGAGCTATCTAGATTCCTAGGCCGATTGGAAACTGAGTCTTTGATGCTAAATCATATTGTAAAGCCAGAAGAATGCATTGATTCTAAGACAGTGCTCACATACTCTAAGGATATATATGTATGTGGAGTACATCAGCAATACAGTCTAAAATTTGCGAGTCGAATAATGCCCGTTGCTGACAATGATATTCCGTCTCTTTCATCAGAAATATCGACTGCTTGTGCAACATCAGTTGCTGTAGCCGGCACCTTACCAGTTCCTTTTAAGGCACTATTCTTACAAAACTTTAATGTCATCCGCGCACTCAGATATTCCAAAAGATCAGTGTCTGGGAGGAATTATACTCACAAAGATATCATCTCGCAAATTCTTTCTACACCGGATTTATTGTCATTTTTCCTCACTCTTCCTGGTTCTCTAGGCGGATTGCCGGTATTATCTTGGGGACGTTATTTTATGCGGGGAGAGGTCGACGAACTAAGCTGGGATATCGCAAGTGTCATAAGACTTTCGAGACAAATACCAAGATTAGGCCAAGACCTTCATCTGTTATTACGACGATCTTACTCCCCAAAGAATCCAGACCTCACCCAACTGATCTCAGATCCCAAGTCGATTCCAATAATCCGACCGAAAGACAATCGAAGACTGATCAAGGATTATGTGAAAGAAAGGCTCCCGAGTTTCACATTCAATCCGCATTTCTCAGCTATTCTTAAAGTCGCAACAGGTGATGCGTCCTCATCACTGTTAAGAGATCTGACCAAAATGAGACCGTTGTATCCAAACATCGCTAAAGATATATATGATAGCTCGTTAGCCGGAGTGCGAGAGGCCTTGTTTGATAGATTCACGATGACTAGAACCGTTGCAACTTTACTGGGGGAGTATTCTTTCATTGAAGAAATCGAGCAGTCTTCAGAGGCCCTCTTACGATCTGTTATTCATAGATATAATCAGGCAAAAAAGTTTCGAAATAGATATCATGATCCGGAGAGCACATATACGTATGCAGAGAAGCTTCGTTCTTTCTGGGATTGCGAGGGAGGACAAATTGTGCAATCTGTAGTCTGTCCACTCTCTCTAAAATTGTCTGAGAATATAATATCAGAACCTTGTATATCCGCAACTGTAAGAGAACATCCTAATACTGTATTGTCTAGTGTGGGGCGATTTCCACCGAACTTCGGAACGAAGACTCGACAAAAAAGAACAACACATGGAGTCAAAATCCATGAGTCTTCGGGGACCATTATTGATCTCAAGAAAGTGGTACTTATCTCCTCTGAGTTGAAAGCAGAAGGTGGATTAAGAAACATATTAGATGAAATAGTAAAATCTCGATCACCGTGGAATCTAGATCAATTGGAATCAATCTTCCCGTCTGTTTACGGAGGGACAGCAGCACATCGACATGACAGTATGCAGCATCAATTCTTTGGAGTACTCGGAAACTGCACGCCCCCTACCCACATTTCATTCAGTACGGATAATAGCGGTCCACTGATCGGTGGAGAAGACGATTATCCAATAGTTTTCCAAGAATTTTTCCTTTTTTTGACTAATCTCATACAGATAATAGGTCCATTTTGTCGTAGACCAACCTTGGCATTAGCGATCATCATGCCGAAAATACTCCCGGTATTGCCTAATGATAGAGTAGAGATCACCGGTCAGACTGAAACAAGAACGTGGCCTAAAGTAGAAGGGAATCCTATTGCTTCTGTATCCACTATCGACATCGATGCTATAACGTGTAGACCTCCGTTAACATTGGTGAAGGATGCTGAATTGCCTGTCGCTCCGGGAACATTGTTATTATCCTTTTTACTCTCTACCTCACGTATTAAGCACGGCATAGTAGACGGATTCTCGAACAATGTAGTCAACGTTAAAGAATTCTTAGACATAGCTGAATTCAACGGTGTGTCTCCGACTGTGTTGATTGATAGTGTATGTTCTTTCGTCGCTATTGAATCATTATATCATATCTCTCGAGGATATAACAACGAAACTCTCCAAAATGCTCTGGAGTCTGCTATCGAGACCTTATTAATCGAATATTCCGGTCCATTAGCAAGATTACTACTTAGTACAAGAGGTACTCGAGAGCGCTATGCAAAAGAAATCGGGATGACATCCTACCCTGGAAAAGACGGCGCTATCGCGTATCAACACAGGCTTAAACATTTTCTAGCTCATAGGACTCGAATCTTACTCAAAGATCTATCATGGTTCCCATCAAAAAGATTCTTGATCTTCCCAGATTCTAGCGCCTCTGGTACTGCGCTATTAAGGAGAATTAGTTTTTGTTGGATTTACTATTTCGCTCAAATCGGTGGCCGACCAATAAGAGAACTTAAGAGATCGGTCAGATCGGAGATAGATCTATCATTTCTAGATTCTGAAGATCCTTCGGTTAGAGTTCTTTCCTTTTGGTCTAACCGAAGCACAATGTTGCGTATGTTCGGAGCATTTCTAGTTAATTTCGATAAATCTGACGCGCGTTCCACTCAGATACGAACTGCAGCGCAACATGCCTTAGAAGTGTTCCCAGCTATGTCATACATGAAACTTGACTCAACGGAGGCTATTCGATCTTTAAGAGGTCGACGTCCTATGAGATTGATCGATCCTATCCAGGCACCCGAGATCATTATACGAAAGAAGGGTTCGTGTCAAATCAATCGAACTCACGATGTATTCGGAAAATCTCTTCCTCCCATACCGATGGATAGAACATTGCACGAACGACGTGTCGATTTACTCATCGGCCATCTTAATCGATCGCTAGGCAGATATGCAACAGCTTACTCTCTTTGGTCTGCTCTATTCGTCCATCTGCAGTTAAGGCCTACAAAAGTTTTGGTAGTAGGTATAGGTCATGGGGCAATTGCAGCAGCTATACACACATGTTACAATGCGCAGACAATAGGAATAGACTTACGAGAAGCAATACCGTTAGTCCCGCACAGAGATGTTACATGGATTCCACCAGAAGTCGAGTTCAATGGGAGTCCAGAGCTATTCTCTCTATCTTCTTTGGTTTTTTCTCATGGAGGGAATTGGTACGATCCTTGTGTTAAGGAACTCGCACTGAATGACACGGCAGTAGACATGTGTATTATTGATATTGAAGACCCGGACCTATGGGAAAAACCATCCGAGATTCTTATTCCTTCCTCAAGTACTAAATATCTTGTCAGATTACAAGCATCCAGAGACGAATTGGCATACTTCCTTTCTATGCTACATGCCGAATCGAAGGTAATACTTCTCTCTCCTTATAGAGATTCTAGGAAGGCCAATTGGCTCGTGATCATCACTCAGCTAACGCATTGTAAAGTTGTCGGACATTATCTTTCCGTTCGAATAACTCCTCCAAATTGTCCGTTCTTATTTACGTGTACTCCCGATGCTAGAACGGCCGAGCTAAGAATTGATGATGTAAGCTTGCCGTTTGAGATGAAAAGTAGAGATCATCGTATATCGAGCCTCAAAGAGCTTAGTTCCTGTGTGGCTATTGCCCGACAACGAGTGCCTGATATTCCGAGAGTTCAGCAACGCTTCACGAGACTAGCAGATGCTTTATGGTGGATAAGAGAAATGGACAGGGATGTTGATATTAACGTTCTCAGGGCGCTTCTAATAGCTCCTCTAGATCTCCCGACAGTTCGTCTTATTGTTCTCTTTTTGAGTGGACTTCAATTAGATTATTCTGTAATGATAGAAGATTTAGTATTTGAATATTTAGATTAGGTGCAAACCAAGATGTACCACAATCTCTATTATATAAAGAAACTAGGACAGTCAATAAAATTATCCTACTATCGTCCCAGTTCTACTCATATCGACTGCTGCCAATCTATCCCTTTAAATCCATCTCCGTACCCTAAACCATGCCTTCATCATTCAAGGATAAAGCGACCAGGGCACAAGAATTGTTGGATATGCTCGAAGCGACTGGCAGAGAGAAGAAAGAACATCAAAATGCAGCTATTTCCTTATATAATGTGATCCAGAATCATGCATTCTTTATTTAGTCTCTTAATAAGAAGGACGATTTACCTCAGTGGCCCATTTTCGGGCAGCTAAGTCCAGAACAGATTGATATCATGACTAAGGATGGATTGGTCGAATTCACGCGTGATATCCTGAAGAAATCTGAAGCTGCTTATCTCCTGCTTTTTGGAATGCAAAAGGATCTTTCTACGAAGATTGCTAGATCTGAGAAAGAGAATCATCTCGCCTCAGAAAGTCATGCGATGCTTCAATCGGAACTTCACGGACGCGATATGATGTTGGATAACATTATCGCTCGTCTTACCGCTATGCAAAGAGCCAGTATAGGGATCAAGAAGAATGTGTTATCTCATGAACTCCCCGATCATGATATCGTACGCTCCCGTAGTCCTATGTCCGGTAAAGAGGGACAGAAAGGACCTGATCATGAAGAGAAAAGAGACTATACTCATAATCTCGGAGTAGCTTCTTCAACTGCAAGAGCGAATTCTGAACAAAGCCATCTCACACAAGCGCATCATCATCGTAATCAGCAGCAGACAGTTGACTCTACTACTTCTAAGATTAGACGATATTTGAAGCCCGACGATAGAAACAAGAATAAGTCAGCAGAAAGTGAGAGCGAGCTTAAAGATTTGAGCTCGGCCATAGCTCGCTAAGCCAACAACTGCACCCCTTTTAGTTAGTATAGTACTTGATCTCTCTTTCTGTGAACCGTGATAAAGATGTCATCTATATCTGTTTCTTCAACTTATATCAGCCCTGATTCTCAGCTGATAGAACATTCTCTAACATTTAAAGAAACTATTATTCTCTTCTTAAGAAATCGGAACTTAAGATTTAAACTACAAATCTTGAGTTATCAAATTTCAAGTTTCGAAAATTCAAATTTCAGAATTCAAATTTCAAATTTCGAACTAATAGATTCTGAATTCTAAATACTAAAAATATTAAGTATTAAGTATTAAGTCTAAAATGTAGAAATACTAAATATAAATTTAGAAATATTAAATGTAGAAATATTAAATAATGTCATTTAGTTTTGGAGCTTGTCGCTTCAGGTACAAGGTTAAAGAGTTCAGAGTTCAGAACGACAGGCCAGCCCCACGGACAGCC